GTTCTACGTCTAAAGTGCGCAAAACTGACGTATGATCAGCAAATCGTTTCCTATTGAGGTCACACATGCTTGTAGACAGACCTACATGACAGGCGGTGCGCGATGCACGGTCTGCGATCATCCGCGCATCGCCGAGATCGACGCCAACCTTTCTGATCCACCGATGTCCGGCTACACAAAGAATGCTCGGATCTTCGGTTTGAGGACGGACGCGGTCCGTCGTCACAAGATGAACGGTCATGTCGTCAAGCCCAAGCCACCGAGTGCGCCTCAGGAACCCAAGGAAGTCGAGGCGCTTCCGATGTCCGCAGTAGAGGTCTTGTCCAAGACACTCAAAGAGCTCAATGCGGTCGACTCCTCGGAACTCTCAGGGCGCGAACTGAACATCCACATCGATCTGAAGCGCAAAGTGGCAGTCGACTTGGCGAAGTACCAGGTCGCCATCGACCGGGAAGGCCCGGCAGTCAAAGAGCTTCGCGCGCTCGAGGAGATGGTCCTCATCGGGGACGAAGTCTTGGAACGCTTCCCCGAAGCTCGACGTGCTATCTCACAGGCAGTCGCAGAATGGAAGGCCCGAAGGACCGCAGATGAAGACGAATGACCGCTAACGTCCCGATGTGGACACAAAAAGATGAGGAGAACCTCAGAGCGAGGGTCATCCGCGTCACAGAGAGGAAGCATGACACCAGAGATCGCGTTCCACAACCTCACAGATCCTCAGATGATCCACACCGATCTGGATCACCAACATTGCGCCTGCTACAAGGGTCTCGCGCCTAGCACATCGCAGTTCGTCCTGACTCCGAAGCCTCAAGCGAGCCTTCCAGACGGGGGTGTCTGCTTTCGTTGCGGTGGAATGACCGTACGGACAGGTTCATGCACGACATGCACGACATGCGGCGAGTCTGGTGGGTGTGGCTAACACGCTCAATCGCGCAAAGCAGCGCGGATCCCTGCCTAGATCCCCTCTCACGGGTCGCCAGGGCCTCTCTCCGGACCAGATCCAGTATCAGTTGCGCGTTCAATCGTTCGCCTGCCTGGTCTGCGGAGACGCGCTTCTCAAGGATTGGGTCGTTGACCATGATCATGCCCTCGCGAAGCTCCACGGCCATGTTGAGCAGCAGGGATGCGAGCGGTGCTTTCGCGGTATCCTCTGCAAGGGGTGCAATCTCATGCTTGGGTGGGCTCGGGACAGGCCCTTGGTCCTCGAGACGGGCGCCGCGTATCTCCGTGCAGCGTTAGAGTCACGTCGATGAAGATGAGCGCGGACGATCTCCGCATTGAGCGTCGTCAAGGATGGCTCGACCCCGTGTATACCTTCACGGAAGCCAACGGGTTCCCTCCTTTGGCGTGGCAAGTCCCGTATCTCGAGTCGGCAGATAACGCCGTCATCCTCAAAGGTCGCCAGGTTGGGGCATCTACTTCTGCAGCGGCTATCTGTATCAGATATGTCAGGCACTTTCCCAACTTCCTAGCAGCGATTGTGTCACCGTCGATGAAGCAGTCCACCGAGGTGAAGCTCAAAGCGAAGCAGGGACTGCTTAGACTAGGAGAGGACCTTGTCCAGGACAGCCAAGACACCCTCGGTCTCGACAACGGATCCCGCATCATCTCTCTCCCAGGAAGCCCCAAGTCCGTCCGAGGGTGGTCAGCGGGACTCCTCATCATCGATGAGGCAGCTTTCCTGGACCCAGAGACATTCCTTGCTGCGCGTGCGACAGTCGCTGCGACTGGAGGACGCACTATCGTCCAGAGCACACCCATTTCACCGTTCGGACATTTCTTCGACCTGTTCGACATGCCGGATCCTGGGTGGACTAAGTATCAGGTCTCGTCCGAAGACGTGAGCACCATCTCACCCGCGTTCCTCGCATCCGAGAAGATGAAACTTACGGATGACGAGTATGCGCAGGAGTACTTGGGTCAGTTCGCATCGCCAGGCCTTGGGTTGGTTGACCCCGATAGGCTAAAGGAGTTGACAAAGAAAGAGCCAGATGCGCTCGATGTCTGGGGAAGGCTGCGCGCCACGTGAAACTCCGTATTGGCGTCGCGATGCCGCTCAAGGGCGGTCGTCCAGCCATCGTCGCCACTGAGATCAAGGAGACTCGTGACCCTCGAGGAAGGCTTCTTCACCACTTCGATGTGGGCGCTATCGAGCGGATCACACCCTACTCAGTTGAGGCGACAAAAGCGCGGATCCTTCAAATGGTTGGGAACGTGCGTGAGCATCTCCCCTGTGTCATGATCGACATTGGCTCGCCTCAAGGCCTTGCGCTTCACCAGAGCATGCGCGCTGGGTATGACCCGTCATTGCATAGGCCACACCTCTACCAAGGGACTGGCATCCTTAGGCCCGAGCTCTTCTCCACGTTCCTTCAGGGGTACGCCGCTGGGCGCATTTCCTTCCAACCCGACCTTCCCGGTCGTTCTGCACTTGATCGCGCATTGGTCTTCTATATGGGTGGCGGCGTCGAGAAGTCGGGCGTTGAGCTCTCCTCTGAGGATGAGGCATTGGTCGTCGCGCTCGGTCTTGCGATGATCTGGCCGAAACACGGACCAAAAGCTGCGCCATTCATTCTTCCAGAGAGTGGTACGATGCTACCCGACGTTGGCCATTCGGCCTAACTTTACGAGGTGACACATGGCAGGCACTGACAAGATCGACACCCACGGCCACGACCGGGATGACGTGGAGGCCGAGTACGCCTCCGTGGACTCCACGGATGTCAACGCTGCGAGCCAGCTCGACTGGGCCGCTGGCGATGTCCCCGCTGATGATCTGGTTCTCGCGCAGACCGCCGCTGAAGTGGCTGCGCAGATCGCCAACGCCCCCGGCTGATCCAGCGTCGAAACGGGCGTCTTCCTGACCAGGAGGACGCCCTTTTTGATGTGAAACATCTCGTGGACATGACCTCTGGCGACGACTAGAATAGACCTAGGCTCAAGTCGAGCCAGTCGCTTAGAGGACCGCGAAATGGATGTCCAGGACAAAGTCATGGATGACTTCAAACGACGGGTGGGCAAGCCCATCCCGATCACTGGCACACGTACATCTGGGATGTACGCATCGAAGGTCAGGATCAAGGCGCCGCAGGGGTCCGCATTCGATGGCCTGACAGGCGTCGTTGTCAGGACTCACGATGATCGCACCGCCTTCGTTCGCCTTCGGTATCGCAACGCCGAGATCACCCTCCCGTTCGGGTATGGCGAACTGGAAGTGCTTCCGTGATCCGGCGGTTCCTCGTGTGGCTCGGGTTCGTCCACACCTGGTTCACCATCAAGGAGTTCGAGCAGAAGGTTGGCCGTCCGCCGTGCGTGGCTTGCATCCGCGATCACGACGAGGATCCGCAACGACTCCTACTCCTCTGTGACTACGATCTCGATGCCTGGTTCGACGCGGTGCTTGCATGAAGCGCGTCGCAACCACGGTTCGCGTCAACGCACGAGGCATCGGCACGATCTACGAGTTCGTTGAGGCCGTTGCACCGGGCGACACATTGACCGTCGATGTTGATGTTCCGTTTGTCATCGAGATCAATGATCGCCCTGTGGTTCTACTTCACAAAGGCAAGTCATATAGGTTGGTGGAGCAATGAGTGCCAAGGGCGATACCACCTGGGTCGACCGTTCACCGAAGCAGTCCAAGGCCATGAAGGCCGCCTATGCGGGTCTCGCGGAGGCCGAACGCTACCTCGGCGAGTGCCACGACGCTGAAGACTGGGAAGCGCACCGAGAAGCCATCGCGATCTCCCGGTCGTGGTACCAGGAGATCAGTCGCATCGCGTTGGCCGAGGTCCGCTCCTCAGATGTCTATGAGGTGCAGGAATGACCGGACTCACCAACGACATTCGCCCGATGGGGACTGTCCGGGCTTTTGAGCCGCGGATCGAGAAGGATTGGCGCACAAAGAAGAGCGCCTGGAAGTGCCGTGGTCGTGTCTCGATTGACCCGCCCACACGTGATGGGAACACTCGCCAGTGCAAGACGACTCTGAGTGAAGACTGGGACTGGTGTCCTAAGTGTGGCGGCATCATCGCCTGGGGCGGCTTCGTCATGTACAAAGGTACACGTCTCAAGCATCTCGAAAGGACTTCAGCATGACTAGCCGGGCACATCTGAGATGGTGTGGCGCGTTGGTCTATGGCTGTGACTGTGGCTACGAGCGGGGGCTGCTAGAAGCGGCACGAGAAGTCGTAGACCCACAACCGGGGCGCGTGTCGGTCGATAGCGTGGATGCACTCAATCTCCGTGCCGCCGTAGAAGCCGCCCCGGACCCCGCCCCGCTGGACGTGGAGCGGCTGGCACAGGCCATTCTAGACAACATCGAGTTTGATGAGGATACTCAGGGCGAGAGCTGTCGTTACTGCATGGAGACCTGGCGCAAGCGGCATCCTCACGCCAAGGATTGTGTTGTGCGTATTGCTCGTATGTATGTCAAGGAGCAATCGTGACCCGCGGTGGCTTTGTGGTTCTCGTTGTCATAGCGATCTTGCTCCTTGTGTACATCACGCTCATGTCATACACGAGCCCAATCATCTGCTCCAACGGATCGTACGGCAATATGGCATGACTGATCAGGAGCGTGTCGACGCCATCGTGAAGGCCAACGCCGACCGAGCGTTCCTAGCACGGCTTCGGAGAAGTGGAAGGGTCCGTCGTTTAGATGGGCCCTTTGAACTTGCTCATCCCGATGTCGCGAAGCCGTTCATCCGTGACATTGAAGAGCGAGCAAAGCCGCAGATCAATCTCGCGATCCGGCCAAAGAAGAGGAAGAAGAGGTAGTATCTCGTAGGGCCGCGCTTCGAGCACGCCCGGACCACAATCGCTGATTGACCTCCTGAGAAGGCGGCTCAGTGATTGGACCTCCGGAGATGCGAGGGGAGGCACCTCGCCGGCTCCACCATATGAAAGGGACGAGATGCCTCAAAAAGAGATGGGAGTCATTCCAGGCTCTCCGCTGGCCAAGTTGTTAGCCCGTCTCGAACGTCACGACCGCAGACTCCTTCTTGCCGCTGTTCAGGCTGCACCTGGACCGCGGCGAGAGAAGCTTCAACGCGAGATCAGGAAGCGGCTTTTTGAGTTGGGCATCGAGTGATCGACTTCCTAGCAAAGGAGACACACTTTGTTGATCATCTCGCGCCCGTATGGTTCGCGATGGAAGGATCACGAGGGACGTTCTTCTGTCTCGGCAACGAGACCTATGACCACGCTGTCTCACTCGGCATCGAGGCGACCAAAGGTATCACCGTTGGCGGACAAACGGTCGTTGCTTCCATCGGTGACCTGAAGAGCGCTCGAGCGGTCGAGCGTCGTGTCGCAATCATGGAGCATGGTTGCGGCCTCTCGTATGGAGGTGACCGAACGGCCGGGCTCAACAACTCGTACGCAGGCGGCATTGGACGACTCGCTGAGGTCTTCCTTCACCCTGGAGAACACCCTGCGGCGCGAGATCGCGCTCGCTATCCAGAAGCCCGAGTCGAAGTGGTTGGCTCGCCTCGCCTTGACTCACTCCCGCACCGCGATCACGAACGATGGCCGAGCGAGAAGCCTGTCATCGCGGTGTCATTCCATTGGGACTGCATCATAGCGCCAGAGACACGATCCGCGTTCATCCCGTTCAGGCCATACATCCAGTCACTCACGAAGGACTTCACAGTCCTAGGTCATGGGCACCCGCGGATCTTTGACCGTCTCGCTCCATGGTACAAGCGGTATGGCATCGAGCCTGTCAGAGACTTTCTTGATGTGTGTCGCCGGGCCGATGTCTACGCAGTAGACAACTCCTCGACCCTCTATGAGTTCGCATCGACCGGGCGTCCCGTTGTCGTCCTCAACTCTCCGGCCTACCGCAAAGATGTCAACCACGGCCTTCGGTTCTGGGAAGCGGCCACGGTTGGTCCGCAGGTCGATGATCCACGGAAGTTCCTGGACGCAGCGCGCGAAGCGCTGGCCCAGGGCGCGTCAGATCCTCTCAGAGAGGCCGCGCTCTCAAAAGTGTACGCCTACCGGTCTGGAGCAGCGAAGCGCGCAGCGGAGGTCCTAGCGACATGGTCATGAAGACATTCTGGGATCAGAGTCATGACGGAAGCAACTTCGGTGATGCCCTGAATGTGGAAGTGTTTCGCAGACTCGCCGGCATCGAACTCGAATGGAGTGAACCAGAAGACGCTGACCTGTTTGGCATTGGGTCCATCGCAGAAGCTATCCCCAAAGGCTTTCCGGGTATCGTGTTGGGGACAGGCAAGATGTTTGAGGAAAGTGTCATCGATCTCAGTTCAGCTCGAGTGCTAGCGCTGCGTGGACCCCTCACGGGGCAAAGCGATCTTTACGCTGATCTCGGTCTCCTCGCTTCTGACCTGACACAAACCGTCTCGCGCGATGTCGCCGTTGGATGGCTACCGCACTATGTCGATGAACGTCTCTACTATGGTGAGCGGATCGACATCCTTGCTGGAGTCGACTCAGTCATCGCTGCCGTTGCACGATGTAAGAGACTTGTCTCGTCATCATTGCACGGTCTCATCCTTGCCGACGCTCTCGGCATCGAGAACCTCTGGGAACCGCATCACGGTGTCCTCGGGAAGGGGTTCAAGTTCCGGGACTATGCCAGTTCCTATGGCGAGACGATCACACCAGGAGTCTGGCGACTCGCTGACCGAGAACAAGTCGTCACGAAGCAACAAGCACTTCGATCCGCATTGGAGACATTGACATGAGAACAGTGATCTTGGTCCCACGCCGCGAAGGTGTCCCGGAGCGTGACTCTGCATGGTTGAAGTGTAAGGAACGGTGGCAAACCATCTTCCCTGACATCGAGATCTTCGAAGGTCATCACAATGAAGGCCTATTCAATCGCGCGAAGGCCTTGAACATGGCATCTCAAGCCGCGGGCGACTGGGATATGGCGATCATCATTGACTCGGACATCTTTATCGCAGAAGAGCAAGTTCGTGAAGGTCTCCAACGCGCTGCCGAGAGTGGACTTGTGACATGGCCATTCACACAATGGAAGGGTCTCACGCAGACCGGCACCGGAGTCATGATGACTCAACTCGTTGGGTGGACTTCCGATCAGGACATCGAGGAACTTGTCGAAAAGACTAATCCCGTGTCATGGTCATGCTGCATCATCATGCCTCGGTCAGCCTGGGACACAATTGGTGGCTTCGATGAGAGGTTCGAAGGTTGGGGTTTTGAAGACATGGCGTTCCAATCCGCCGCAGTGGGCCTCGTAGGTCACGACAGGATGGCCGGAGCGGTCTATCACCTATGGCATCCGCGATCACCGGGCCTTGGGCAGGGAGGACTAACGCCCGCTGCGATCTTCAATGCGAGGCTTGGGCGTCGCTATATGGTCGCCGTTCGTCGGGACTACGGAATGACTGATCGTCTCACGTATACTGATGCTGCTGAGATGGAGCGAGATATCGCTAATCTCAAACGCGATGATGCCAAGTACTCGATGGCCGCACGACGACTCAAGCTCGGAGACTGGGACAACTGGTGGCCTACGCTCGAGGAACTCACAGGTTCTTCTAAGGACTATGCCGTTCAAGAGCGCATCCGGGACACGCAAGTTACGATCATCGTTCACACGGATGGGCGTCGCGAGTTCATTGAGAAGAGCATCCCGTCTCTCGAGGCCGCTATCCTCGGGAATGTCGTGAAGCGCGCGATCTATGATGACTCTGGTGATCCGGCATACAAAGCATGGCTTCGTGAGAAGTTTGAACCGCTCGGGTATTACGTTGTCGGCCCAGACAATCGTGTCGGATACACAAAGTCAATGTCACTTATGTGGGAGTACCTCACCAACCGGTGTACCTCGCGTTGGGTCTTCCTCGCTGAGGATGACTTCACATATGATGTGCCGGTCGATCTCACTAAGATGTCGAACATTCTTAGGCGTCATCCGCATCTTCGACAACTCGCACTCCTCCGACATCCGTACTACCCTCGAGAACTCGAGGCTGGTTCGATCATCAAAGAGCATCCCGAAGACTATGAGGCTAAGACAGACGGCGAGGACCGTTGGCTTGAGCACCGTCTTTACTTCACGGCGAACCCGTCACTCTTCGAGCGGTCCTTGACATCTCGAGAACCGTGGCCTGTCGGTGTTGCTTCGAGTGAGCGAGTCTACACGGATCGTCTCAACAAAGACCCCAACTCAAGAATGGCATATCTCGGTCATGGGGAAGAGGTGGTGACCCACATCGGATCCTACCGGGCCGGGAAAGACTACTGAAACATCTCGTGGACAATCGCTGCGTCGCTGGCTAGAATAGACCTAAGGCGATCTGCCTGGATCACATGAAAGGGAAACTTCGGTGGCATATCACGGTTCGGCGGTCCTCCCGGTAGGATCATCTCTGAACCCCGCGTACCCGCAGACCGCGGAGTACTACGCCGATGATCTCGTAGTCTACGTGATGTGGAAGACGAGCGATCAACGTACCCGCCCCACCCGCGTCCTCACGTCATACGGCGCACTCTCTGGGTGGACGATCAACTCGGTCCATGAGCTCTACCACGATCAGACAGGCGCCCAGATGGGCTCCTACAAAGTGGTTGGCGTCAAGGACTTCAAGTCGGGTGAGTCCACGGGAATGATCCCGAACATCGCCATCAAGCACGCAGTCTTCAAGTAGGAGGTCTCGATGGTCGCAAAGCAAAACCGCCACGTGTCAACCGAGTCCGCTGCGGCCTCGCCGCTTGCGTGCCATCTCCGGCGCCAGGCACCTGTTGGTTCGCTCTTCACCACCGATGTTGATCGCATCGCAACTGCGATGAGTTACAACACAGCCAACCGCAATCAAGTCGTGATCGCAATGCTCAAAGAACTCAAGGACATGAGCGTGATAGAGTACATCGCAGAGAAGGGGCGCGGCGCCACCATCCTTGTGAGGGTACTGGTTTAGAGATGGCCTCCATCAAAAAGCGGGTCTGGCTCAAGGATCAGAAGCGGGGGTACTCCGGTTCTGATCTTCATATGACAACGGGCGCCGTTGACTATGAACAGGCCGACCCTGCGTGGTCGTGCAACCGCAAGAAGGCGTACTCGGATGAGAAGTTCGCCTCGCGGGTAGCTCGCCAGATGTATGCCGAACGAGGCGCGCTCGTTGTAGCATATGCATGCCGTCACTGTGGTCACTACCACATTGGTCGAGCGCCGAGCTGATGGACATTTGCCCCATCTGCGGACGTGAGTTCCGCACTCGGGGCTTAGGTCGACATCGTGGGGCGAAGACATCAAAGTGCCCTTACACCGAGGCCGAACGCGCCATGATGGACGAACATTGGGCCGAAGTCAGAAGAGCTTCAGCAATCCAATGGAGGCGCGATAACCCTGAACGGGCTACGGCGAATGATAAGCTTCACACCGCTGTCCGCAAGAAGCGACGGCAACGGCGACGGAAGAACCGGGTCTGGCGGAGAGCGAACCCTGGTTACTACACCGCTTACCGTCAAGCTAATCTCGAAGCACGTCGCGCATCTGAACGCGCATGGAAAGCTGCGAACCCTGATCGTGTCCGTGAGCAGAAGCGACGGTGGACTAAGTCTCGTGTTCGTTCATCAACAGCATCCGAACCACTACTTCCGCTCTTCCCAGACCTCGTGAGCGGTACTGTCTATTCATTCTGGGATGAGGAGTTGAGTATGGATCTCAGACAAGAGGCATTCCTCGCTGAGCTCGAGGGAAAGGATGCCAAAGCCCAGTGTCGGAAGTACCGATACCGTGAACGGGAGTGGTTCCGTAACACCACCGCACTATTCGAGGAGACCAATGACGCTTACGAAGTCGAGTGACCTAACACTCCGCCCACCACGGATAACCTTCGAACGGTTCCATGAGATCCTCACGGATCGCAAGTCGCCTGCTGTGACGGAGGCTGAAGACATCTGGGGTCTTCTTGTCGATGGTGGTGTGGATCCGAGCTTCGCTCTCGGCCAGTACCATGTCGAGTCTCTAATGGGAAAGTCCGGTCACGCGACCGTTACCCATTCATGGGGCAACATGCTCTGGGACGCGAACCTCACACCGACCCGGGCGAAGTACTCTCCCGGCAATGGGTACACTTACGCCTTGTACCCAAACTGGACCGAAGGTGTGCGTGACTACGTCAAGTACACCAAGCACTACTCAACGACCGTTGTCCGCAAGTACAGCGACACGTTCTGCGACACCATCGCTGAACATTGCGAGCGCTGGCAGGGCGACGCCCAACCAGCGGATCACAAGAGTTCCTATGTCCAGATCATCCTCCACGAGATGAATGACATCTACGAGTATGTCCCTGGTGTCTACGTTCCTGCAGGAGACCTCATGATCGCAATCGACGCAAGCAAAGTCACGACCAACAAGCGCTACCCCGTCAAGAACGGGACGCCTCTCTATCGAGGCACGGACGGCGATGTCCTCAAGCTCGCATCCTTCGCGAGTCGACTTCCTGACGGATCACTCGGTGGCGTGTGTCGCTTCCTCGGGCCTGTCGGGGCGACTGCCTCATGGACCGATCCGCTCTGGGCCTGGGGCGCAGTGATCGTCAATGTCTCCGGCATGGGAGAGCGCGTGGTCTACATCAAGACCCCGATCAAGACCCGCGTCACGACGGTCTAACTTCGCTTGGCTCAAGACGCCCAAAGCGCGATATGATCTTCAAGTAGTGAAAGCGACCCTAGTGGCAACCCGGCTAGCTTTCACTACACTTTAGAAGAAACGGGTCGGGAGTCGTACCCGTACAACCCACGACTACAACACGTAGGAGGATCAGTGAAAGCAGTCGATGTGATGGGGTTCGCCGGCTCGATGGCCGCTGGAGTCGACCAGGCCGGGTTCGATGTCGTCGCGAAGCGTGAACCATCGGCGTTCAAGGGCTTCGGCGTCGAGTCGATGACCTATAACATGCCGTGGGTCGAGGCGCAGGTCGCGCCATGGGGTCAGTGGGATCTTCCCGTCGAGAAGGACATTGAACTCGTCTATGGGTGTCCTCCCTGCTCGGGTTTCTCGCAACTCTCCTCGGTCAACACAAAGGTCTACGAGCACACGGGAACGACATACCGCGGTGCGGACGCCGAGATCAACGAATGCATGGAGCATCTGATCGACTACGCCGCCCGGATCGCGCCTCGCATCGTCATCATGGAGAGCGTTGGCGCGGCGTTCAAACTCGGTCGTGAGTGGTTCGAGCAGTTGTGGCAGAAGCTTCGCGACGAGACGGGCCTGGACTACAAGCTCGCTCACGTCAACATGAATGCAGCCTGGGTTGGCGGCGATGTGATCCGTCCTCGCTACTTCATGGTAGCGCATCTCGATCCGTTCGGTGTCGGCCTTGACTTTGTCAAGCCCCGACCGTTCCTTGAGGTCGTCAGTGATCTCGGCCCCGAAGATCTGGATGACACAGACTGGGGTCACATGACCCGGGGTACTCGCTCAACTGAGCGGATCACCCAGACCATCGAGTGGCTGCGCAAGCAAGATCGCGACTGGGAGCCCGGGACTCGCCTCCCGCAGAACGCCGCGGATATCGGCCTCGAGCCGCCCGACTTCTGGCTCAAGGAGAAGCCGTCGAAGAACAAGCGCGGCTATCGTGAAGATGTCTACTCACACTGGTACTCCTCGGACCCGTTCAGTCCCGTTCGTTGGCGTGGTGACAAGCCCTTCGGTGTCATCGTCGCGGCCTCACTCGACCGGGCTATCCACCCAACGGAACCTCGGCCACTGACCTTCCGGGAAGCCGCCCGGTTCATGTCACTTCCCGACACGTGGTCGATGCGGGTGCTCGTCGAGAAGAACCGACCAGACGAACTCGGCAAAGCGGTCCCAACGGCCTCAGCCAAGTGGATTGCTCACTGGGCCAAGATGAGCATCGAAGGTACGCCGGGCGAGTACGCCGGCGAAGACACCGACAACCCCGACATCCGGGTCTTCAATGTCCAGAAGGCTCCGCAGATCGAAGCGCTTTGGGACAACAAGGTCCCGGGCGCGGCGTACCATCCCGAGAGCATCACGTCCGATCCGAACCCAGACATCTGGATGGTCGACCGCAAGCAACGTCCTCCAGACTGGTGGCAGCGCGAAGACGAGCTTGGGATCTTCAACGCACCTATCAAGCAGCCTCGGACTGTTGTCCAGAGGAGCGCCAGAGCCTCTCAGACGGCCACAAAGCCAAAAGTTGCGGGAACTATCGCCCGTATCCCTCCCACTGAGGTGGCAGCCCTTCTAGAGACACTGGGTCTGACAAAGCAGGAGGCCGCATCGAAGCTTGGCGTATCAATCGCCCGTGTCAACGAACTAACAACCAACACCCGTCCAGGATCATGGCTCAACGCTGAGCGATGGGATCAAGTCCAGGTGGCGCTTCGTGCCTGAGGAAGCGCTTCCTGACTGGATCATCACACCACGGAAACAAGACTTCTGGGTCCAAGAGAAGTCAAAGCAACCCTGGCACTGTGAGTCTGAGGATGACTGCGAGCGAATGCTCTGTGGTTACATCATTAGCGTTGATGTAAGCGCGTTGGTGTCTTCCAACGGCGGGCCTATCAAGTGCCCCGATTGCTGGATGATCCTCGAACGCACTCGGCGTACAGTCTTCCAGTGAATGGTCTTTTCCGGATGACGGAGGTAATCGTCGCTGTCACCGGAGATACAAGCGACTTCGAGGCAGCACTCGAAGACTCGAGGTCGCGTCTTGATGATGCGTTCTGGGCTCGTTACGTGCGGGGCCCATACACACCTCATAGATACCTCACCTGGTGGATTGCCCGCCGGTGGATCATTCCTCGTGATATCCGAAGGAGCTAACATGCCATTTGAGGACCTCTTGAAGCCTCCCGTGCCGAAGTGCAAAACCTGTTCATTCATCGCCAATCTCGACAAGGATCTCCGTGAAGAGGTTCGCGCCGCCGTTGCCAAACCTCTCTTCTCGGACAATGTCCTTGCGGTCGGGATGAAGAAGATCGAGACCGAGTACAACTTGGCGCCGAGCGATAGCTCGATCCGAACGCACCGTCAGCGTGGTCACGCAGAATGACGTTCGAGGACGCACTCGCGCCCGACTGGAATGCGCGAGTCGAGCGAGAACTTCGCGCCGAGATCGAGTCGCAAAGTCACGAGATGCAAGAACTCAAGCGGATCATCGGGTTCTATGACTCGGCTCGCAACGAGAAGATCAAGATCCCTGAGTGGCGACTCAACAAGCGGAAGTCCGGCGGGCGTATCGCTACCGTCATGGCGCAGATGACCGATTGGCATCTCGGCGAAGTAGTCAAGCCAGATGAGGTGCTTTTCCTCAACGCCTTCAATGAGGCCATCGCCTACCAACGAGTCAAGAAGTGGTTCGAGAAGGTGGTCACGCTTCCTCGAACCTATGTCAACGGTGTCAATGTCGAGGGAGTTGTCATCCCGGCGACGGGCGACCTCTTCACCGGCGAGATCCACGCTGAACTCACTGAGTCGAACTACGAGCGGGTCCTTCAGACAGTTCTCAACGCCCAGGAGCCCATCCTCGCCGGGTTCGAACTCCTTGACCGGGAGTATGATGGTCACGTCGAGGTCAACGCCGTTGTGGGCAACCATGGGCGTATGGCGAAGAAGAGCGTCTTCAAGGGTCGGGTCTACGACAACTTTGAATGGCTCTTCTGGTGCACCATTCGAGATCGTCTCGCAGATCGCAAGTCGGGAGTCACGGTCAACGTGTCGACTTCGATGGACATGAACATCAATGTCTACGGACGTAACCACCTCCTCACTCACGGCGATCAGTTCCAAGGTGGGACCGGGATCAGTGGTGCATTCGCTCCGCTTTCCCTCGGATCACACCGAAAGGGGAAGCGCCAAGCCGCTGCAGGCATGGTGATGGAGACCATGGTGATCGGTCATCTTCACCAATTGATCAACATTCCCGGCGTCATCATGGGTGGAACACTCAAGGGCATGGATGAGTTCGCCTTCGGGATCAACGTGCCTCCGGCCGATGCCGCCCAGGCGATGTGGCTCACCACGCCCGAACGCGCGCAAACCATGTGGATGCCGATCTATCTTCAGGACCGAGAGGCCGAAGGCTGGTGACCATCTGCGGTCGTTGCGGTATCCCGATCACCGTCGCGAAGAGTGGTCGACTCGTTCATCTTGATGATCTTCCGAAGGGCATTGACCCTGATCACGAGATCGCGGCAACCACCCAGTCCGACTTCGAAGCCTATCAGGATTACCGTTTCACATTGAAAGGGGCTGCCGAAGATATGCTCGCTCACCACGCGACTCTTCATCCATCATCTGAATGCGAGTGGGCCGCCGTGCTTCGACGTGCTCTTCGCTCGGCGTAGGATCTGAGGTATGCCGCTTCCGACATCTGACCAGCCATGGCCTCCCATCCAGATGCAGCACGCCTTCGACAAGATGGCCGAATGGGCTGCGTGGTATTCGGGCGACCCGGGCCGACTTGCTGAGATCTACAATCATCCCACGACAGGACCGTCTGGGAGCCTTCCGTGGTGGAGGTTCTGGTCACGTGCAAACCAGGGCCGTGACGGTATGTCGCAGCGATCACTTCTTCATGTCCCTGTTGCGAGCGACCTCGCATCACTGAGCGGCGCACTTCTCTTCGGTGAACCTCCGAAGGTTCGTATTCGCCCAGCACGAGAAGATGACGGCGATGAGGAAACCTCGCCAGGGCAATGCGCTGAGTGTCAATCCCCCGTTCCAGCCGGTCACGTTGGTCCTCACGTCACGATGGTCAAGGATCCGATGACGGGTCTTTCCAACCCGTCAGGACCGACTCCGCAAATGCCTCTCGCGGAAACAAAGCCGAAGCCTCAAACGCCCGAGGACAAGTCGGAGCAACGACTTCTCCAGATCATCGAAGAGGGCGGAGTGTTCGCGCGACTCGTTGAGGCCGCAGAGTCGTCTGCTGCTATCGGCGGGGTCTACATTTACCCGGTATGGGACAAAGACTTGCGCGACTTCCCGATCATGGCAATCGCGCAGAGCGACATGGCCGTTCCGGAGTTCAAGCACGGGTTCCTTACAGCAGTGACCTTCCACCGAACGGTCGAGAGTGGTCAAGGCAACCGGGTCCTCCGTCTTCTCGAACGCCATGAGGTCGAAGGTACCGGCGACTCACGGAAGGCCGTGGTTCTGAGTGCACTCTATGAGGGGACAGAGTCACGTCTCGGAACTCAGACTACAACGGGCGTTGGTGACACGTTCTCTACTCCGCCGCCCGCGCGAGTTGAACTGCCGTTCCCAGATCTCGATGTCGAGTACATCCCAAATATCCGGCCGAACCGCCTATGGCGCGCCGAGTACCTCGGGGTCCCGGACATCCAAGGTAGCGAGAGTCTTCTGGACGCGTTGGATGAGGTCTACGCCTCGTGGATGCGTGACATCCGTCTTGCGAAGGCGCGCATCCTTGTTCCCCGCGAGTATCTTCGCCCGGACGTGGACAACGACAATCAACCGGTCTTTGACCTCGATCAAGAGATCTATGTCGGGATGGACATGGAACCCGGGATGACCCAGGACTCTAGGTCGATGCTCGCGCATCAGTTCAACATCCGCTACATGGAGCATCGCGAGACAAGTCGCGAGATCATGGACCGGATTGTCTCCAACGCTGGTTATTCACCGGCTTCACTCGGTCACTCGAGCGACAGTCAAGCCAGAGCGACGGGTACCGCTCTTCGAGTCAGCGAGCACAAGACGCTTCTCACACTGCGACGTAAGGGGTCATTGTGGAAGCACGCCGTCGCTAATACGCTCTATCGCATGATGCTCATTGACAAAGAGATCTTCGAGAGCGGCGTTGAGGCGATCCGTCCTACAGTCGACATCTCAGACTCGATCATTGACAACCCGCTTGAGCTTGCTCAAACGGCTCTCGCGCTCAACACCGCAATGGCTGCGAGCATCGAGTCGCGTGTCCGCATTGTCAATCCCGACTGGAGCGAGTCTGAGGTTGATGCTGAGGTCCTTCGGATCAAGGATGAAGACGCCGCTTCCAAGCCGCCTCCAACTGTTGGTGGTTTCGGCGCAGGTGATGCCGCAACAACGAGTCAGAAGCCTATCGTCAAACCCTCTGCCGGCGGCCCACACGGAACGCCTCCGCCGCAGATCAAGAAGCCGTCGTAGTCGACAAGTCCCGGCATATAGGTTACCTTTCCTTTCACACCACGGCAGTGGTCACCCCTGTGAAGGAGAGAGATGCCGGAGATTGCACCGCCTGTTGACAGTGGCGCAGGCACGGGAACACCACCCGCGGGCGATCAGCCCAAGCCGCCGGAGGCTCCTAAGAAGCTGGAGTTCACGCAAGAGGAGTTCGACCGCATCATCGCGGACCGTGCTCGACGGGCAGTCCCCGCCGATTACGAAGAGCTCAAGGCGCTGAAGGCCAAGCAGGACGAGGCAGCCGAAGCCGAAAAGACCGAACTCCAACGGGAGAAGGATGCCAGGAAGGAAGCCGAAAAGGCCTCCAAGGCTCGCGAGGCTCAGGCCAATGCGAAGTTGATCCGGGCAGAGATCCTCACGGAGGCCGCGGCTCAGAACGCCAGCGACACCGACATCGTGGTCGCGCTCCTTTCGGGGAACGCAGACATCACAGTCGATGACGAGGGGAACGTCCAGGGAGCCAAGGCAGCGGTCAAGGATCTGCTCAAGAGCAAGCCCATCCTCGTGAAGGGCGCACCGCCCTCTTCAGGTGGCGAGTTCGGAGGCAATGATCCGAAGACTCGGAACGCCAGGGTCGCGGAACTCGAAGCTCGGATGAACGATCCGAAGCTCTCAATGAGTGAACGACAGGCAGCAGGACGTGAAGCTCGATCTCTCAAGGTCGGGTCCATCATCGCCTAGCCCATAACGGGCAGGCAACAACACAAGGAGTAGCATGCCCGGCATCGTTGGCATGGGGACGACTTTCAATCTCCCCAACTTCGTGGGGGATCTTTTCTCGATCTCTCCCGAGGACACCCCGCTTCTGTCCGCAATCGGCGGACTGACCGGCGGTCGACCCGCTGTCGACAAGACCTTCGAATGGGAGTTCTACGATCTTCGCGATGCTGACGCCGCACGTCAGCGCGTGGAAGGTGCGGACGCTCCTGTCGCTGCGGAACGAGTCCGCGGCAACGCTTCCAACGTGGTGGAAGTCCACCAGGAAGCGGTCGAGATGTCGTACACCAAGCTCGCCGTCTCCGCTCGCGGTGGATACTCCACCACGGCACGTGGTACCTCCGCCGTTTCTGACGAGTTCGCCTGGCAGACGGACATCGCGCTGAAGCAGATCGCTCGAGACATCGAGCTTGGCTTCATCACCGGCACCTACGCCAAGCCCGCTGACAACTCAGCACCCCGTAAGACACGTGGGTTGCTGCAGGCGATCACGACCAACGTCCGCGACATGACGAGCTCCGTTCCTGATGTCGAGGATATCAACGACATCTTCCAGCTCGCCTACGAGAATGGCGGGATCTTGGAGGGTGAGACCCGAACCCTGATCTGCGGTCCGGCAATGAAGCGGCATCTCACGAAGCTCTTCATCCGCGACGTCGGCCAGGGCTTCTACCAGCAGTCACGAAGTGTCGGCGGAGTGAGTCTGGCCACCATCGAGACGGACTTCGGGACGGCCTCGATCATGGTGGACCGGTACATGCCGGCTGGCATCGTCGTCGCTGCTTCGCTTGAGGAACTCGCTCCTCGGATCCTCGAGATCCCGGGTAAGGGCTTCCTGTTCGTTGAGCCGCTCGCGAAGACCGGCGCCTCGGATCGCAGCCAGATCTACGGAGAGATCGGGCTCGAGTACGGGAATGAGCTGAAGCACGCCAAGCTCATCAACGCCACGACTCCGTACGACACCGTCGGGATCTACGGGTCCTAACCGATGGCCGTCACGAAGTTCCTCGCGCGTGACCTGACAATCGAAGTTGACGCGGCCGGAAGCGGCGGCGGTTTCGTCGAGATCAAGGGTCTCAACAGCATCACGCACGCTCCTACCTCCACCGACGCGGAGACCTCCGACTTCAACTCGGGTGGGCGGAGCGAGCACCTCAAGGCCGAGCGCGGCGACTCGTGGACGTGCGCGGGCTTCACGCTCGAGGACGTTGTCACGGGCGACCGTGATCCGGGTCAGGCTAGGGTCGAGGCCATCTCGCAGCTCGTGGGACCGGAAGCGCTTACCCGCTTCCGCATCACGAGCCCGGGCGGCAACACGATCATCTTCTTCGGCACCGCCGAAGTCACGCTTTCGGGCGGCGGCACCAACGACGCAAGTCAGTGGCAGGCAGTCGTTCGGGCATCCGGGTCGATCACCTTCAACTGATCGCACCCAGACATCTCCGGCCTCGTCCTCTGAAAAGGGCGGGGCCGGAGTTTTGTTATATAGTTCGGGCATTGACCATCCACTGAGGTCTTCAAATGGCAAACGACTATGATACGACGGCGCGAAATGTAGGCGTCGATGCAATCGCCGCTCTCGGTACACGATGGGCCCTTCATACGGGTGATCCGGGCGCAGCTAACACCGCATCGAACGAGGTTACGGGTGGGTCACCCGCATATGCTCGTAAGGCCGTTGCCTGGAATGCTGCTTCTGGCGGGATTGCGACGCAGAACGGCGACGTTGTCATCGATGTTCCTGGTTCAACGACTGTCTCGTGGGTCAGTCTCTGGAATACTGCGGGCACAGTCCGATATCTGAAGAAGGATGTCACGGACGAAGTCTTCGGCGCACAGGGTACCTACACGATCAAAGGTACAACGACGACTCTCGATCTCAACGACGCATAACCCATGACTAAGGCCGATGGAACGGCAACAGCGACAGGTGGCGATCTCATCGCCACCTATGCTGTTAGCTCAAAAGAACATCAGGTCACCATGGAGGCCGGCATTGACGGCCACATCTATGGTTCAAAGGACCTGTACATGTACTCCATCGCGGAGCAGGTCCATGTCGCGGCAGCCTCCACCATCCACTTCGACATCTTCAACGCTGATGCGGCGCTACTGGTTCGAGTCCTGTCCATCAGGCAGCGCCCGTCCATCACCACGGCCGTCACGGGCGTGGCGTTCAACTGGACGTTCCAGCGGACCTCGGCCGTCGGCACGGGTGGTACGGCGCAGACAGCAGTCCTTGTCAACACAACGACGGCGCTCGATGCGGATATCACGTGTCGGTCAAAGCCCACCGGGGGTGCTACGCCCGGGACTGCTATCCGCTCTTACGCTGTTCACTCAGAAGAGACAAATGTCGGCGTTGTCGCTATCGCCTCCCAGGGTGGATTGGAACTCGTCCCCGGTGCGCTTGTCCTACCTCAATACTATGGTGCGCGTGGCATCTTATTGTCACAGAACCAAGGTCTCTCGGTCACACAGACGACCAACAGTGCCGCCGGCAACACGGGCTGGGACATTCTCTTTACGGTCGAGTAGGCCCGCTGGGGTAGCCCGGTGATCATTCTTCTTCTCTCAGCGACTGCGTATACCAAGTCGGTTGTCGCCGTTGGTGGCGGTGTCCTTGCAGCGACCAACAAGACAAACCGCAACGCAGCGGTAACATTCACCGGCGGCGGTGTCATTACTGTTGATGGCATTGCAGATGTTCCTCCTGAAGAACATTTGGCTGACTTCGCCGTCACTGGTGGTGGTGTTGTCACTACATCATCAACAGCAAATCGGGCATCGTCACAGGTTCTCGTTGGTGGTGGGGTTGCGACTACTACAGGCACAAAGAGTGGGATCTCTAATCAAGGTCTCACTGGTGGCGGCGTACTCGGCATAACTTTAGCGTCATCACGTTCTGCCTCCCATTCAGGTACTGGCGGAGGTTCACTCTCTGAAGTTCACGCAACGACACGATCATCATCTCAGGCGGTTGTTGGTGGTGGTGTTGCAACGGAAATCCATGTTGCATCGAGAGTTTCCTCTCAGGTATTCGCTGGTGGAGGAGTATCGAGCGTTGCAACAACGACAACACGTTCTCGGTCTGGTGTATTCACCGGCGGAGGTGTTACTGCTCCAGTCCTAGCGACAACCCGTTTCACAGACGTTATAGACACCGGCGGTGGTGTCCTTACTAAGAGTTCGGTTGCTTCAAGATCCTCCAATCCTGCTCTAACAGGTGGAGGAGTCACAACACCGGCTATCACATCATCTCGTTCACGATCTGTGGTTGACACGGGTGGCGGTGTTGAAACCACGGCATCTTTGAAGAATGGGCTTCTATCGACATCATTGACAGGTGGCGGCATTGTATTTGTCGACATCTTCTATCCATCGAATAACATCGATGCTAGTGTCACTGCGACAGGTGGCGGGTCCTTCACGATTACAGGTTTGGCTGGTCGGAGTTCATCTATTGACTTAGTCGGATCTGGTTCTGGCGTCATCGAATACGGTGTTGGGCACACAAGTTCAGTGACAGGGTCAGCGGGTGGCGGCCCAACGGTTATCTGGGAAGCGGCTCACTTCGCGATGATGACTGGTACTGGTGCCGGTCTAGTGACGGTACATGGGTTTGGGCCGCCTCATACACTTGATCCATTTGCCTCTTCAATCTTTGATACACTCGATCCGTTTACTAGTGGCGCTTCAACACTTGACCCGTTTGATCGGGGACCGTCAACTTTGTCTCCATTTGAAGTAGGACCTGGAACGCTCTCTCCATTTGAGCAACGGCGCGTACAATCCATTCATGACTGACACTTTCGCATCACCACTCGATCTCTTCTATAGGCTGAGTTCTGGGTACACGTTGCCGTCTGATGCGGAAGCGGATATCTTGCTTGCGAAAGCTTCAGAACTCATTGACTACGCCACGATGGGCCGCGCACAACTTGCGTGGACCGATGCGGGTGCACCAGGGTCTGGTGAAGACCCTGACCCAATCCGCGTCGCAATCGCAAAGGCTACATGCGATCAGGTCGAGTTCTGGCTTGAGGCGGGCGAGGAACACGATGTCCTTGGGCTTCCAAAGGGATCATCGCTTCAGGGCGGACGTGTTCAGATCCAACGTATGCCTGGTCAACTCGGACAACGGGCCAAGAGAACACTCATCCAGGCTGGACTTCTCTGGGCCGGAGCGCGATCCGTATGAGAGTCCCGAAGGAACTCCTTCGGATGGAGATCACGTTGAGCGATTACCAGGGTGCTGGTGCTCGCGGCGCGATCTACGGGACTCCGCGGGTAGTTCGATCTCAGATCCAACCTACATCTCGAGTGTGGGTCGAACGTGACAACACCGGCGTGACTCAGGATATCGATGCGCTCGCCGTCATCCGTCCTGAGGATGGGCCTGTTGAGGTTGAGACCATCGTTGAATACGGCGATGTCAAGTGGCGCGTGATCCGGGCTTACGCGATGCCAGACACGCGGAGACCTTCACACTGGGAACTAGCGCTGACGCGCTACGCAAACCCGGCTTCTGGGCCGGGGAGTGGATCTGGTGCGCTCTGATGAAGATGTTCTTCTGGAAGGGTGGCCTCGTTGGCGCGATTGTCGAGTCCTCAGGACGCGAGAGCGTTCAGGCTGCCGCTGAGCGGGTACTCGCCCGTGCAAATGAGCATGTTCCCTACCGGAGCGGCGCGCTCGAGTCCACGGGTAAGGTGAGCACTGACGGACTCGAAGCTGCGATCTCTTATGACACGGTCTATGCAGCGCGCCTTCATCAACACCCTGAGTACAACTTCCAGGGGAAGGGCCGTGGTCGTTGGCTTGTCGAGGCCATTGAGATGGACCGCGCGAATATCCTTGAGTCCATGGCCGGTCCATACCGCAATGCGCTTGGTCAGTTCGCAGTGAGGCCTCACTAATGTACATCGCTGATCAGATCGCTGCGTACCTCGGGTCAGCTGTCATGGGCCTTGCATATAGTGAGGCATCGAATGAAGGCAACGTGTTCGTTGACTTCTTCCCGAGTGAACCTGATCGCGCAGTCGTTGTCTTCACTGCTCCCGGTCCCGAAGCGAGCTCTAAACTTCCATATGATCCATCGCACTTTCAAGTCGCTATCCGCAGCGAGGCTGGCGGTGTATGGGCGACCATGATGTGGAACAGGATCTATACAGCGCTCCATTCGCTTCGGTATGAGACACTTCCTGGTGGGACGTTTCTTGTCTACGCGCTCGCCATGCATTCGTCTCCGTTCCGTTTGGATGATGACATGAACGGTCGACCGCGATATACTGTCGACTTCAGAACAGAAGTCCTAACAGAGGAGAGACCTTGACACGAGTAGTCGACTTCGATGCTTTCCGCGCTGAGCAGAAGGCTGATCCCATCACGTTGAAGGTTGGTGGGAACACGTATCAACTCCCGGCGGCTATCCCCGCATCGCTCGCACTCGACATCATCCGGAAGAACGGTGATGACGCGACTGCGGAACTGGACCCCGCAACGTTGATCACGATGGGTAATGCGATCTTCGGCGGTGACGAGACATTCACAAAGATCTTGGACGAGAACAAGATCACGATGGATGAGCTTCCCAAGCTCTTCGAGATGGTCTTCGCTGAGTACAACGGTGCATCAGAAGACCCAAACCCGGAGAGCCCTCCCGACTCGACCCCAGCGGAGACGGCTACTTCTCTCTGATCGGGGATTGGGCGCTCATCGAGGCAGACTTCCTTCGCGAGTATGGCATTGACATGTCAACCGCCGTTGAGACCATGACGTGGCGTCGTCTTCTTGTCCTCGTGAAAGGCCTGTCACCCAACTCAGCGACATATGCGGCGATGAACTCACGTGTCGAGTTTGGGTCTCACGGAGAGCGTGTCAATACGGTGACAACTCCTAAGGCTGCGCAGGATGCGTTCGTCGCCGCCTTCGGACACATGAAGCCAAAGACGTAAAGTAGGGCCATGGCACTTCTGGTTGGTGAGCTCTACGCACTCCTCAAACTTGAGAAGAAGGCCTTCATGGTGGGCCTCGCTCAAGCGGAGGCTGCTTCGAAGGCTGCGAGTGGGTCGATTGCGTCTTCATTCCTCGGTGCTGGGAAGATCATTGCGCTTGGACTCGCCGCTGCAGTTGTAGGTCTCGCCGCGTTTGGCGGAGCTGCCATCGGAGCATCGACTGAGTTTGAGAAGGGGATGGCGAATGTCCAGACCCTGATCGGTACTGGATCCGCAGTCGATGCTCGTATTGAGCAACTCGGCGAGTCTGTCAAACAGATGTCGATGACCACGGGCAAGTCCCTCAAGGACTTGACCAGAGGTCTCTACGACGTCATCGGTACGTTCACCGACACCGCCGACTCAGCCAAGTGGCTTGAGATCGCAGCGAAGGCCGGCGCCGCTGGTATGTCGACCACGCACGATGCCATCCTTCTTCTCTCCGCCGTCACGAAGGCGTACGGAGACACATCATTCGAAGCTGCGCAGAAGGCGTCTGACCTCATCTTCGAGACAGCGAACCTCGGTGTCACGACGTTCCCAGAGATGGCCGCATCGATGGGCAAGGTCCTTCCTATCGCCGCGGCTCTGAAGGTCTCGCAAGAAGAACTTTTCGGCGCGATGGCCACACTGACTGGTGTGACTGGCGACACTGCTCTCGTGACCACTCAACTTCGCTCTGTCATGAATGCCTTCCTCAAGCCAAACACCTTGATGCGGAAGGCCATCGAAGAGACTGGGTTCGCGAGCGGCGCCGCGATGGTCAAGCAGGTTGGCCTCAGTGGAGCGATGAAGCTCATTGGCGGAACGTCTGTCACGGCCTCACGCGGTATCGCTGCAGTCTTTGGTCGTGTTGAAGCTCTGACCGCTGTCCTTGCTCTTAGCGGCGCTCAGGCCGACGATTGGGTGTGGAAGACCGAGGCGATGCGGAACGCCGCTGGTCGAACTGATCGCGCCTTTGCTATCCAACAGGCAACGGTCGCCGCCATGGTTGCTCGCATCGGGACTTCGTTGGAAGTCCTCGCTGTGAACATTGGCGATAAGCTCATGCCGATGTGGGCTTCATTCCTACGTTGGATTGAAGAGAACATGCCCACCATTCAAGAAATCGTCCTGACTGTTGTCGATGCACTCGTGGTTGGGCTTTCTATCCTTGCTGGCGCTATTGGATGGGCTATCGACAAGATCTCTACAGCCTGGAAGATCCTCGGTGATCTTGGGATGCAAGGCCCAGTCATCGCCGCGGTCGTCCTTCTCATCACTGCGGCCTTTGTCGCTTGGGGCGTCGCCGCTGCAGGAGCGGCTATCGGAGTCATTGCTGCGACGTGGCCTGTTCTCGCGATCATTGCGGCGATTGCTATTGCGATCAAACTTTTGTCAATGGTCTTTGAACACTTTGGTATCGGTGTCGAAGACATCTTCAACTTCCTTCAAGGGATTGTGAAGGCCTTCCTCCAGGCTTTCCTTTCTGTTGCCGGTTCGATCATGAACGTGATCGCGCAGATCCCTGGTCCGATGCAGGATGGTGCGAACGCCGTTCGAAAGACCATCGATCAGATGCACGATGATGTTGGCCGATGGGGAACTGATCTTGAGAAGATGGCGAAGAACGCCGGCAACATCGGAGCTCGGATCTCAAGTGGGTTGAAGCCGGACGGCGGACCCATCATCAACCAGTACAAGGCTACAGGATCCGATGCCGGCGCGGCGCTTCTCGAGGGTCTGAAGGGATCTCTCGGCGAAGGCCAGACGATGAGTGAGGCTCAACTCGAGGACCTCGGTATCTCGCTTGATGATGCGCTCGCTGCCGGGATCAACGTAGGTGAACCTGAGGTCGCTAAGGCAGTTGAGTCTCTGGTTCAGCGGTTCGGCACCACTCTCAAGGGTGTTCGTCTGGCTGCGAAGGAAGCCGGTGGCGACGCCATGGCCGAGATGGCGAAGGCAATCACCGCTTCTCGTACTGCACCGAAGACAGCGATGGATGCTCTCATCGCGTTGATGAAGACATCTCTTAGCCCCATGAAACAGGTCGCGCAGGACGCGGGCATCCTTCTCAGCAAGACACTCGCGAAGGCCTTGAAAGATGGTCGCCCCGATGTCGCTGCGCAAGCGCTCGCAACGGTGAAGATCACCGCGGATAACCTTGCTCAAACTGCTATCGGCGGTGGGAAGGCCGGTAAGGCCGCGATGAAGGCCTTGGAAAAGGGTATGCGGAGTAAGAGCAAGGACGTTCGTGATGCGTCACGCCACGCAAAGAACGTCGCTCTTGAAGGTCTCAGGGCTCTCAAAAAGCCTGCTGGTCAAGCAGGATCAGCGGCCGCAACGGCATTTGGAAAGGGTCTTCGGAATGGTCTTACTGCGCTAACGGCCCAATTGCGCTTGAAGGTTCAGATCGACGGGAAGAAGTTCGGTGGGTACGCATCAGGCTCATGGAACATCAAGAAGAACGAACTTGCTTTCCTTCATCAGGGTGAGATGGTTATCCCGGCGGCTGCAGCGTCTCGACTCCGTGAAGCGGCGACTTCGCCAGGTCGGTATGGCGAGATGGCTGGTTCGTCCGGCGGTGGAGTCCAGAACTTCAACATCACAGTCAATCCAGGCAATGACGTGAGTCGCGCGAACGCTCAACGATTTGGTCAGAGCGTTCTCGATGTCGTTGCAGGTGGTCTCCGTGAACAGCGGGCGAGGTCAGCATGAGTTCATTCACGCTCGCGGGAGAGGATCTCAACGTCAATGCCTTCTCAGGATTTGATCGTCCGGATGATGTGCAACTCGTCGCTGTTCTCTCGACAGGGACGAGTACTCATGACACGGTCATCCAACAGGGGAGCGTGCCGAGTCCCATCGCTACACTGTCTGGTCGCACATCGGACTATCTCCAAATCGACCTTCTAAAGCAATACCGAAACTCACACGCTGAGGTCACCTTTGTCGAGCCCGATGAAGGCGCGCACGCGGTCGTGATCACATCGTTGAGCGTTCAGAAAGTCGCACCGACTCTCTTCCTTTGGGAGTGGACCGCAACGATGATCGAGACTGTCGCGGCGGGTTCCTAATGCAAGCGCTCTCGCCAGAACTTGAGGCAATCCTCAAGTCATACTTCCAAGCAGGAGCTTCGGGGTTCAATGGGCGCGTCGAGGTTTCAAGCATCCTCGCTCCTGCTGAAGGAACCACAACTAACGTCGCTCTTACCGGGACCGTCACGTATGACGCGCTCGCTGATCCTGAACCAGTCACGCTCTTCTCTGGGACATGGGGTGACATCGTTCCAACTGATCCAACCAATGTCAATGACGGAAATGATCTGACTTACTCGAGATACCCCGGGATGGGCGGTTTGCTGGGGTCAGGATCCGTCCTTCGGCGTTGGACGATTGATCTCGGAAGTATGCATGTCATTGAGAACCTCCGCGCCGTCGAGAACTTTGAACACACGGCTTATTGGGATGGAACTGAATGGATAGACTTTTCAACGAGTTGGGTGCTTCAGTCTAACATCGCTCCAGGCATTGACTCATACACAATGACCTTCACACCCATTCAAGCATCGAAGATCCGCGTCGGGAGTCGCATCCCTAATCCGACTGGGACGCTTGGATATTGGGGCGTTGGTGACGCGAGACTCTACGAGCTCGGCATCATGGGATACCCGCTGACCTATGCGGCGATTAGCATCAAGCCTAAGAGAATGAGCATTGACAAGTCGCTCCGAATGATCGCCGATCAAGCTTCATTCGAGTTTGTCAATGAGGATCTCCCTCTCGGATGGGGTGCGAACGGTGACTTCCTGACAAATGCGAGAGTGACTGCTTACCAATGGTACGGCGACGAGGCCGATGAGGTTCAGGTCTTCACTGGCATTGTCGATGCTATCGTGGATAGTCGTGATCCTCTGACGACCGTGATCACGTGTCGGGACATGATGGGTATCTTGGTTGATCAAACATTCGGCGCTACAGCGCCTCAGACAACCGGAGAGACCGGTGTCGTTCGGACGATGGACAACGGCGTGTACCTCGCGATGGAAGTGTCAGACATCGTTGAGGACATTCTCGACAGAGCCGGTTGGCCGACCGCTAACCGAGAGATCACGCCTACGAGTTATGTCCTCGACGAATACATCATCCCGGACGGAACCTCAAGGGCCGACGCGATCATTGGTGATGATGTTCTGACTGGCCTTGTTGGGTACAGCGCTTGGGCTGATGAACTCGGTGTCTTCCACTTCGCACCGACTCTGCTCGCGGGTTCTCTAACGGAACCAGGGACTCCAGCATACACCTTCCGTTCGGGCGAAGACATCGTCAGCCTAAGCGACTCCACCGATCAGTATGACCTTCGAACACGGGTCAAGGTTCGTGGTCCACTCACCACACAGACCCTCACCGATACGTGGCGCGAACTCTGGCGGACACGCAAGATCTCAAAGCCAGTTGGGATCTGGTACGCTCCGTCTGAGCCCACGATCATCCGTGTTCTGGACCGTGGGACCAAGCGCATGTACAGGATCCGCCAGTCGGATCGAGTCGTGCTTGGCTCGACAGACATAGGCGCCGTCATCACCTACCCGCTTGGTCTTTCGGGTGATCCTTCAGACTCAACGATCTACTGGGTCCTGAATGGTCCGTGGTTGTGGGGGTCGGGCGCTACAAACCAGATTGTCAAGGTTCGTAAGAGTGACTCGCACGTTCTCGCTCGCTACAACCTCCCGTCAGGCAACTGGTCCTCGATCAAGGTCTCGGGTTCCTACATCTACCTCGCAAACCTTTCAACGGATCGGATCTACCGGCGGTCCAAGTCGACTGGCGCTGCGGTCGATGACTTCCGCCACACCTACTCGAGCGTCCTCCAATCCAACCCATCCGGCATCATGATCGACGGCACCGAGATCAATGTGTTCTGGTCGAATGGTGGGACTACGGCAAGGTTCCTTCAGTGCGACGAAAGCGCACCAGGGACTGTCACCAAACGAGTCAAGACGGCCGGTACCGTCCTCGTTGGTGGTGAGATGGATACCACGACTCACACCGAGTGTTGGGGAGGATCTGACTCGCTTGGATTGGTCGCCAAGTTCACACTCGTCGCTCTCGTTGATGTCACGACCGAAGTCTTCGCAGAGGTTGTCGACATCGATCTCGAGGATGAACTTGGTGGTCTTGCTGAGAGCGAGTCACGTGTCCACGACGCTCACACCGGCGACGCTGCTCACGCTTTCGAGATCCGCAGAGATACACTTGACATCGCTATCGTCACGTCGTTGGCGCAGGCGACCGAGACAGCGATGCGTCGTCTTGACATGTTGTCTCAGCGTCGGCGTGTTCTGGACACCGGTATAATCGGAAACCCGGCCCTCCAAAAGACGGACCTTGTCAGAGTGGAAGATCCATTGACAGCAATCGCTGAGGACATGATCATCGACACTTACCGATCCGAGATGACCGCTGATGGCACCTATCTCGGAACGTTAGCGTTGCTTCCTGTCTCATCTCCAGACGAGACTGTGACAGATGATGGTACGGCAACCGAATGACAAGTGTACGCGACTATGCTGTCCTCTATCTTGGTGCCTCAGGAAAGAAGGTTGGAGGTTCTCTGGGAGGCGGTAATGTCTCCACTGGGACAACGCCTCATATCCTTGATGGTGTAGAACACACGTTGGCTGGGGATAGTACTCGTCTCGATGCATCAACGACTGCTCATGGGCTTCTGCCTAAGTTGTCGGGCGACGCAACGACATTCCTCAACGGTCTTGGCGCATTTGCGTCCCTTGGGTCTCTTCCTGTATGGGAGCCAATGATCGCTAGCGACGGTACGGTGATGACCGACGGCTTACTCAATCCGATGATGCATGAGGTCACATACTAATGGCTGGACCCACCGTACTGTTCAAGACCGGTATCCATTCTGCTCGACCTGCCTCGGCCGCCGGGACCGTTCTCTACTTCTGCACGACTCACAACAAGATCGAACTCGACAGTGGCACGTCGTGGTCTGATCTATTCGATCTCACAACCGTTCCTTCTTCGGACGCTGAACTCACGGCACTCGCCGCCCTAACTTCCGCAGCAGATAAGGTGCCGTACTTCACCGGATCCGGGACTGCGGCGCTCGCCGATCTCACTTCGTTCGTGCGGACAATCCTTGATGATGTGGATGCGGCGGCTGTACGCACAACGTTGGGTCTCGGGACAGCTGCGACTCAAGCCTCTACTGCATTCGATGCTGCTGGTGATGCGGCCGCTGTCAAGGGTCTTCCTCTGGCGCTCACAGGCGCCGTCTCCGCCACGCGCTATGCCGGTGGTACGGCGTCCGTCGCTCCAACGACAGGGACATTCGCTGTCGGAGACTTCGTTGTCGCTCAGACAGGCTCGATCTTTGTCTGCACAGTCGCTGGGACACCTGGAACATGGGTCAGTATCGTGGCTGGCGGCATCACTGGTCTCGTCGTCAAAGACGAAGGCTCCACTCTCACGACAGATGCGACTACTCTGGACTTTGTTGGTTCTGGCGTCACCGCTTCAGGTACTGGCGCATCGAAGACGATCACTATCCCTGGTGCGGCAGTCTCGGCTATCGAGATCGTCATTGACGGTGGAGGCGTGGCCATTACGACCGGCATCAAAGGTGATCTGGTCGTTCCCTTTGCGTGCACGATCAACGAAGCAACCATCCTCGCTGACCAATCAGGATCTATCGTCATCGATGTCTGGAAAGACACGTATGCGAACTATCCTCCAGTTGTGGGTGACTCGATCACGGCTTCTGCAAAGCCGACGATCTCGAGCGCGACTAAGTCTCAAGATGCGACTCTCACTGGATGGACAACGAGTGTTTCCGCTGGTGACACCCTCCGGTTCAATGTAGACTCCTGCACGTCGATCACCCGTATCGTGCTCGTCCTGAAGGTTACACGAACCTAATGGCAATCGCTCTAAGAGGATCCGCCACATCGGCGACATCCATCTCAGCCTCTTCAGTATCTATCAACTATCCAACAGGGCACGTCAGCGGAGACGTGCTTGTCATGATGGTCTCACACATCTATTCAGGTGGACTCGGCATCACGACTCCTACTGGGTGGACACTACTCACGTCGCAGACTGTTGGGTTCATTCTTCAAAAGACTTTTTGGCGGGTTGATGATGGTACACTTGGATCAAGTCTCACTGTCAACGTCAACTTGTCGGGCGGCACAAATGTCATCATGTATGCCTTCTCTGGGGCATCTACATCCGCTCCAGCATCTGCGCAATACGCAGGTAATGCAACGACATCGGCCACAGCGACATTCAACGCCTTAGGAACGTGGGCAAGTAACAACGGCTGGGATCTCTGTTTCGCAACCTTCTACCAAGGAGGTTCTGCTGTCACTGCAGGAGAGGTTTCAGGATACACATCAGGGCCTACACCAAACGTATCCACGTGGGGTCGATCTCACGCAAATGACTTGACTCAAACTGGTGTCACCACTATCGGGTCAAAGACAGCGACATGGAGTGCGTCGCGAGATAATGCGACAGCGCACATCTTCATCGGTGAGCCGGTTACCGCAGTCACGACGTTCCAAACTGCGATCATTCTCTAATGGCGCTAGGATTAGGATACGTACATGAACGGCTGTAACGGGTGACACACACTGGAGAAGGCATGGTAGACCCATCTGCTCCGCTATCTTGGAGGGATGTTTACCGCGCCGTAAACGAGTCCGAGACCCGCATCGTTGCTGCGATCACAGATGCCACAAAACCTATCATCTCTCTGCAATCAGATCATGAGCAACGCCTTCGTGATCTAGAGTTACACGGGTCTTCCGAAGCGCGGGAAGCCAAAAGATCCGTAGATGCTCTCTGGATCAAGCACGACGCGCTGAAGTTGGTGGTTGATGCCAACACAGCGCGATCACAGGGCGCTTTCGGAGCGCTTGGATGGGGCAAACAGATTGTCCTTGTCGCGATGGCTGTTATGGGCGCCATCATTGCCGTCGCTGAGTTCATCGCGCGCATCTCTCAGTAACACCTGAAGGGACACTATGACTACACCGGCTCTCGTTTCACGAGCACAACATGCGCACGTGACTGAACGTGAGAATGCGCATAGATGGCCCAATGGCTGGTACGATGATGCGTCCTGGGAAGACTGCACCTTCATGTCAGGTGTCGAGCTCGCCCGACTCTGCCGTGCAGCGAAGATCCCGGCTTCTCATGCCGAAGGCGAACGGCTCCGCCAGGCTGCGGGTCAGCGTCCGATGGGCGGAACCAATCAGTATGACCTCAAGCGAGGCTTCCTCCGACGGTATGGATGGAACGCGCCTACACCGATCTCGGGCTTCGCCGCCCTCTGGCGGGATCTGAGACCCGGACATGCGGCTACAGCGACTGGTGTAATGGGCGTCTTTGCCTACAACCATCGTCTTCGTCGGTGGGACAGAAACTTCAACGGTAGGCACTGTGTCCTGATCGTGCGTGTCGACTCGACCGACCGCGTGTGGTGGTGCGACCCTCTCGCTCCGCAGGGAACCTACAATGGCGAGTGGGTGACCAAGGCCGAGTTGAAGAAGTACGTGGACGCGATCACCCGCTTTGGTGGGCGACACATCGTCGCTAAGGTTCGCTCCTACTATGTCTGCAGTGTCAAGGATCAGGCTCGTCTCTACAAGCGTTCCGATCTCAAGCCGACACTCCAGGACATCATCATCCACCCTGGTCCGCGAACGATGCCTTTCAAGGGGCAAGCCACGAGTGCCGCAAAGAAGGTAGAGTACGTGAACGCGAAGGGCGTGCGCACCGGCCGCTACTACTTCGTGAAGAATGCGAACATCACCGGTGTCAGGGCGCTATAGCGCCAATAGGAGGATCATGGGCATCTTCAACAAGGAACCGGCTCTCATCATCGGCACCGCCGTCACCATCCTGGTCGGCGCCATCGCCACGCTCTCCGGCAACGGGTTCATCAGCGATGCGGCCGCTGGCAAGGCCACCGACCTTGTCAACTCCATCGCTCAGCTCCTCGTCCTGCTCGCGCCACTCATCGCCACGGCGGTGACCCGTGGTCAGGTCTACTCGCCCGAGACGGTCGAAGTGATCGTCGAGGACATGGCAGTCGAGGGTGCCGCAAACGATGTGGTGCCGTTCGACCCTGCTGCTGACAACGCTTGAGACGGTCCTAACCACCAACCACTCTCGGCCTGGATCTAAGTCCAGGCCGATGGTGTGTATAAAGCAGAGAATATTCAGTCGAATATTCAGTCAACATCCTATATACATCGCCTGCGATCTTCGGTAAGTTAGTCGTACCGGATCGCCGATCCGACCACCGAGGAGAACTTCAATGGCTCAACTTTGCGGCTGGAAGACCCCCGCAACCGGACTTCGTGAGTGCACCAACGAACGTTGGAAGGTCGGCGCGACATACTGCGCCATCCACGAGGATGAGTATCGTGCAGCACGTCGCGGCAAGCCCAGTACACCCCGCGCTCCTCGCGTCGTGGTGAACCTGGCGGATCAGAACATTCCCGAGGGACGCACCCACGCCTACGTCGTGTCCAAGGACCTCCGCGCTCTTTGGGACGCGGCGATGGTCGGAGCGACAAAGCGGCCCGCAGGCAACTTCCTCTTCATCGGTCCTCCCGGATCGGGCAAGACGGACGGTGCGGAGTCCCTCGCCATCGAGGCTGGGCTCGACTTCACGAAGGTCGATGCCGCTTCGATGACCGACCCCGAGGCGTGGTTCGGGACCCGCGAGATCGTGGTCCAGGACGGTGTCGCCGTCACGGACTACAAGCCATCGATCTTCGTGGAGTCCATCCAGAAGCCGGGCATCACCTTCATCGATGAGATCAACCGATGCCGCGATGAGGGTCGCAACATCATCATCCCGATCATCGACCACACGCGGGCCGTGATGAACCCGCTTACGGGCGACATCATCACCCGCCACCCACAGAACTTCATCATCATGGCGGGCAACGTTGGACTCGCCTTCACGGGTACATCGTCCATCGACCCCGCCTTCTGGACTCGCGCCACCGTCGTTGAGTTCGAGTACACCGATGAGGCATCCGAACGGTCCATCGTGGAGACCGCGACTGGATGCGATGCCGAGTCGGCATACGTCCTCGTACGCTTTGCCGTCGACTCCCGGGCTCGCGCCGCCAACGATGACGAGTTCCCCGCGATCTCGACTCGCGAGTTGATCGCCGCCGGTGAGCACATCGCCGATGGGCTCTCACGGGACCTCGCGGTCAAGTTCAACATCCTCAATCACGCCTCCGGTGAGGGTGGCAACGCCTCGCTACGCAACGAGCTCAACAACATCTGGACCGGTGTTCGAGCGGCGAAGTTGCCCGAGGCGAACCCCGGCCCAAAAGTCCCAACGCCTGACCAGAGTGGTTGGGTCTGTCCAGTCCATCATGTCGTGAAGACGGTCCCCGCCGGGGTGTCGACAAAGACAGGTCGCGCATATACCGCCTTCAAGGCGTGCAGCGCTCTAGGTTGCCCGAACACCGAGTCCAACGGGACAGCATGGAACGCCGCCGCCATCAAGACAACCTCAGGAGCGGGGCTCCACTGCCAAGACTGCGGCCAGATCAACCCGGTCGGACGCACAACGATCTGCGTCTCCTGCGGGTCATCTCTTACCTGAAACATGGTATGGACAATCGCTGGTCGCCAGGCGAGAATAGACTTGGCGATCACGCCTTAGCACCAAGGAGGACATTCCAGTGACTCTCGCGGATTACGACTTTGACCGCGGCATCTTCGATGACGACGATGACTTCGAGAGCGATGATCTCGAAGACATCGAGGCATCCGACCACTCATACCTGAAGGGTATGTGGAGCGGGTTCCGCGCAACATCCAACGCCACATTCGATGAAGGCGTTGGTTCTCAACTTGCGCAGGACACCATCCTCGCTCACGGGATGGTCCAGTCATTCGTCAACGCCTTCGCCCGTGACGGGTACTACGTGGTCACATTCGATCCGCACACCTCGACCGCTGGCACCGACATGCATGCCAAGCACGTGGCGATCACGCCGGCTCCCATCGCCGATAAGGATCTCACCGCCGAAGAGGCGGGCCTGATCCTCACGGGACTCGCCACTCACGAGATCTCTCATCCGCGCTATGGGCGCCGAACCGCTCAAGCAGTCGACGCGGCCTTCCCGGGCAATGGCACCGCATCGCGACTCTCGAACCTCCTCGATGACATCCGCATCGAGAAGCGGTTCATCGCCGACTACCCAGGCTACGCGGGCATCTTCGAACCCACACTCAACTACGTTGGTGCGGCCAGTCTCAAGCGGGACAAGATCCTGGGACTCCGCAAGCCATCGCTCAACGCTCCCGTCAACCTCGCCATCGGCGCCACGCGATATCCCTCCTTCAATGACTGGTCGGACCCCGCGATCAAGGCGGAGTTCGACTGGTGGAATGATTGGGCCGTCCGCGGGTCGCGCGAGGATGCTCCGATCCGCCACGTTGGCTTCATCCGCGAAGCCCTCCAGCACATCGCCGCTCTCAAGGCACAGCAGAAGAAGGCGCAATCAACCACCGCACCCTCCGCGTCGTCCTCTTCGTCAGGCACGGGTGACAGCGACCCGAGCCCGTCAACACCCTCAGGCGGCGAGAAGTCAGAAGCCGCACCGCTCGACGATGACACGCTCAACCAGATCACGATGCCCGCTAACTACTATGATCCCGAAGACACGAAGACCGAGGACGACACGAACCCAATGGATGGGTGCTCGGGTTCGGCAGCAGTAGACAAGGCCGCGGCCGAAGGCGATACCACCTATAAGGAGATCGCCGCCCTCAAGAATGAGGCCGAGAACATCGTTCAGAATGCCCGCAACCAAGAGAGCGATGGACACGGCAACAAGGTCGATGTCAGCAAGTCGCTCCGCGGGATCACGGGTGGTCTTCCGAAAGCACGCCCATCAGCGGTTGCGGCGAAGTACATTCGCAACGCGATCATGCAGTCCAGGACGGGACACACCGACCACGCGCCGTTCAAGCGTCATGGCCGCCTCGATCAGCGCGGCATCGCACGCATTGCGAAGGGCGACTACCGGGTCTTCGAGAAGCGGACCGCTCCGTCCGTCGGACGCTTCAACATCTGGGTGATGGTCGATGCATCATCCTCCATGGAATGGGGTGGTTGGAGTGAGCAGGCGCCGCTTCAAAATGCAGCCGCCGTTGGTCATGCGATGGCCGTTGCTTCGCAGACCATCCCGACCGTCAGGATGAGCCTCTGGGCATGGTCCTCGCCATTCCGTTCTGGCGCATACGCCGATGGCGGTGCGGCTCTCGCCTGGAAGACCGGGATGAAGACCGACCAGGCACTCCGCCTCTCGACCGTCAAGACCGGCGGGACACCCGACGCGGTCGTCATGGGATGGGCCGGTCGAGCCATCCTCAAGGAGACCGTTGGCGAGGAGACACCCGTCATCATCTTCATCAGTGACGGTGCGGGATACGGCGAGATGAATGCCCGCATCGAAGAAGCCCGTAAGGCCGGCGTCGAGGTCTACGGTGTCTCCTTCTCGGGAGGCATGGATGATGTCGACAGTCGACGGTTTGGGAAGAACAACTACGTTCCGTGGAAGGGGTCCATCGAGGAAACGGCACGACCACTCGCCACGCTCTTCGCCCGCATCACGGGTATGGCGCGATGACCACAGGAGGTAGCCCAATGGACCAGTCTCAGATCGCCTCAGACGCTCTCAGAGGTCACACTTTGAGCGAGGTACGCGATACGCCAGTCACTAGTAAGGTGGGTCGCTCCGGTCGTCAGAGAGGCACAGAGGCCAGGCGCGTACCGCATGACGAGATCGTCGCTATCGCGCAGGCCATCGTGCTCCCGGAAGGCGTCACGGACCTGCGTATGACGGTCCATCACGATCATGGAGACAAGCTCCCCAACGGCAACTGGAGCGGCCTGGGCGGAAAGACCATGTTCGGTCCAGTGTTCGTCATCGGTGGACGACTCGAGAGTGAGCCCATCCACCTCTTCGAAAGTCAGAAAGATGCCATCGCTCTTCATGCGATGCTCACAGGAGATGAAGGAGACCTATGGCACAGGAAACAACGCCGGCTCGAAGCGCTTGCTGCGGCGGAGATTGCGGAGGCGGAGGCAGTTGCGATCTTGAAGGAGAATGCAAAGACTGTTCGCCGAGCGAACGAGGGTGGCGGTGGCTCGAGTCGACCGTCGCGCTCCAGCGCGAAGCGTACGGCTTCGAGTGGACCGGGACTGAGTCGGCGGGAGAGGTTGCGAGCAGCCTCAAAGACAACCTCCTAGCGGCGATGGTCGAACTCTCGGGCGAGGTACCCCGCGAGTTCCACTGGAAGTACTGGAGTCACACCGAACCATTCGTCAATCGGATGCGAGTCCTTGATGAACTCGTCGATGTCCTCCACTTCATCGCCAACATGCTCATCGCCATCGGCGTTGACGACACGGAACTCGAGATCGCCTACAAGTACAAGCAACGGATCAACCGCGAGCGACAGGGTGCGAAGTATGTCGCCGCACAAGGAAAGGACGTATGACCAGACTCTCGTGGGATCAGTACGCTCTCAACCTCGCGCACGCCGCGGCGACACGCAGTGAGGATCCGTACCATCAGGTCGGAGTGGCTCTGATGCGCCCTGACCACACCGTAGCAGCGGTCGGATACAACGGAGCGCCGTCGGGCGTCGACATCGACTGGTCAGATCGTGACGCTCGCCGAGCGCAGGTCATCCATGCGGAAGCGAACGCCCTCCGCTATGTTCGTCCCGGCGAGGTCGGGACGCTCGTGACTACGATGATGCCGTGCGCTAACTGCGTGCTTCTGATGTCGTCTTACGGCATCCGTCGAGTCGTCTACACCGGTGAACTGGACCCTGCGGTCTACGACACCACATTCATCCGCGAACTCGCGAACGAGTGCGGCATCGAGATCGTCAAGGAGCGCGCATGAAAGTCTACCTCGCTGGACCGATGTCCGGCATCAAAAGTTTCAACATCCCCGCGTTCCAGGCCGCCACCAAAGTCCTTCGAGACAACGGCCACATCGTGATCTCGCCAGTCGAACTCGACGGAGCTCAAGACCGGGCCATTCTTCTACAGAGTGAACACGGTGATCACAAAGATCTTCCGCGTCCCTACGAAGAGTACTTGAGCAACGATCACATCACGATCCGTGGTACTCCCGATCTCGATGCCATCGTCTGTCTCCCTGGGTGGGAGAACTCCTTCGGCGCACTCTCCGAAGTCGATCTCGCCGCGAGCCTCGGCATCCCGTCCTACCCGTACGACTCGGTCTTCGGGATGCGTATCCCGGACAAGGATGATCTCTACGATGCCGATGGGAAGTTCATCACTCACGCCGACAATCCTCTCCGTCAGCGCACCGTTACCGGGGGCGTGAAGGACAACCGCGGGAAGTTGCCCGTCGACTTGATCCCGTACGAGGCGCTTCGTGGCGCCGCCGAGGTGCTCGCCTACGGAGCGATCAAGTACAAGCCAAACAACTGGCGTCTCGGCCTCAAGTGGATGGAGACCTGGTCATCCCTTCAGCGTCACCTATGGGCGTGGAAGGAAGGCGAGGACCTCGACCCCGAGACGGGCAAGTCGCACATCGACCACGCAATGTGCCAGATGCTCTTCCTGGCGACATACGTCCACGACCCGAACATGGCGCAGTTCGATGATCGGTGGATCAACAGCGATCACAACGAGGCGAAGGCATGAGCGCCGGGTACTACGACACATTCAGTGAAGCGTGGCTCGAGGAGATCGACGAGACCCGGTACAATGGGGAGGTGTCATCGCCTCGCGGTATGAAGACCCGCGAACAGCGGTGGCGTCAGATCGTGGTGCACGAACCACTCTCGTTCCCTGTCGCTGTCAAGGGTCGCCAGTTCCGAGACGTGATCGGTGTCCTCGAGGGACTCTCGCTCGTTGGTCAGGTAAGCATCCCAGAGACATTCACATCGCGGGTCGCGAAGTTCGGCGACTTCCTCGACGATGGTGTCTTCCATGGGGCGTATGCGACTCGCGCACACGGCGCCATCGGCGAAGTTGTCAATCTCCTCACACGTGATCCTGACTCTCGTCAGGCGGTCATCTCGGTCTTCGACTCGAGCCGTGATCTCAACCGTATCAAGAGCGACATCCCCTGCACCATCGCACTCCACTTCATGAAGCGTGGCAAGGAACTTGAGATGAACGCCACGATGCGATCAAACGACATGTGGCTCGGGACGCCGTATGACTTCACGCAGTTCGCTATCCTTCAGGCAACCATCGCGCAGGCACTCAAACTGAAGCCCGGACTCTATGTCCATTCGGCCGGGTCGCTTCATCTCTATGAGCGCGACTTCACGAAGGTTGACCTCATCGACTATGACGATGAAGCGAACACTGATCGGATGGACTTCCCCTTGTGGGGTGCCGATGATATCGGTGAGATCTCGTCACGAGCAAGGGCGCTGCTCCTCAACCCAAAGGACTTCCAACCAACCACGATGTTCGAGCGCTGGGCGCAAACCCACATGATGCTTGGATGAGCGCCATTGTCGTTGGTGATGAGATCGTCATCACCTCCCCGCACGGGAAGGAACTCAAGCAGCTTGGTGCTCGCTTGAACGCGGGGTCTTGGACGCTCCCTGCGACGAGGTTGAACGCCCAGCTGGTGAACGACCTCGCGCTCGGACTTCCGACGCTCTCAGTGGATCTGAGCGCGCCAGGGAACGTCGATGACGAGCGCCTCTACGGATACCAGCGCGACGCAGCAGCGCGACTGGCCACGGCCCCGCATGGACTCGTCCTTGTGGCGGCACCCGGGTTGGGTAAGACCGCGATGGCTATCGCTGCTGCGGACGTGGCCGTACCCGATGACCGTGTCGTCATCATCGCGCCAGCGTCGCTCCTCGACACCTGGGCTCGCGAGATCCAGAAGTGGGCTCGAGTCCCGGGAAGCACTTACATCATGCGAGGTAAGGTTGATCACGACCTCGCGAGTGAAGCACGGTGGATCATCACATCGTGGGACAAGGCAGTTCGAGAGCAAGCGACCTGGGGCAAGGGGTGGCCACTATGGATCTTGGACGAGAGTGTCCTGGCCAAATCTCGTGGCTCGAAGAGGTTCAAGACACTCACGAAACTCCGCCGCGACGTTCAACGCTTCTGGCTCCTGAGTGGGTCGCCAACCACTCGCTACTCGGACGATCTCTGGGCGCAACTCCACCTCCTGTGGCCGAAGGCCTTCTCGAGCTACTGGCGCTTCGCCGAACGGTACACCGTCGTCGAGCAGACACCGTGGGCTCGGGTCGTAACTGGCGACCGGGTTGGCCGGTCAGCCGCCGTCGACAACTCGGATCTAGTCCTCGTCATCAATGAAGAAGATGCTGGTCTCGATCTTCCCGACTACCTCTTCGAACCGCCCCTGGCGGTGGCACTCGAAGGACCTCAACTCAAAGCCTACAAAGAAATGGCGAAGACCTTCATCGCGGAGTTGGAGAACGGGACCGAGGTCATCGCTGCCAATGAAGCATCGAAGCTTCTCCGACTCCAACAGATAGCCTCATACTTCGATGGTCACTCCGCCAAGCGAGCTGCTCTTCTCGAGGTAATCGGCCGCTATGAGCCGCCGTATCTCATTTGGACACATTGGAAGGACACATCGCGCGACCTCGAAGCATACCTGACCGGCGCTGGCATCAACGCTATCTCAGTCACCGGTGAGACACCGGATAGAGACACGATCATCGAGGACTACAAAGCCGGGAACACCGAATGTTTGATCCTCTCACTCGGTGTCGGGAAGTTCGGTCACACCCTCACTAACACACGCACAGTCTTTGGATTGGACCGGAACTTCTCCGCCGACGACTATTACCAGTCGATGCATCGTGTCCGCCGCATCGGCCTTACTCACCGCCCAGTGGTCGTGCCCATCGTTGCCGTAGGAACGGTCGATGAACTCACTGTGGGTGACAACCTCGAAGCCAAACTAGGGGGTATCTCGCGAATGACTAGATCAGACCTCGCATCACTCTTGAAGGGGCTCGGCCGGTGAAAGCGCCACGCACACTCAGTCGAGATCTTCAAGCAAAGACACAAGTGTGGCTTTGCCTCGACCCCGGTATCACGACCGGGATGGTGGTCATTGATGCCGACGGCGAACTTCGCGCAACGACCGTCTGGGGAACAGCCGAGGTGAAGGACTCGCTCGACACAATGATCCGCGCGCTTCACCTGTCTGGGTACAAGATCATTGTTGTGATTGAGAAGATGCCTCCAGGTTCCTACGGTCAACTCGCCTCTAAGCTCGAGGCCGTTCGACGAGACATCTCGGTCGTTGTGGAAGAGACCTATGAACTTCCCGTTGTGTACATCGCACCTGGTGAGTGGAAGCCGTCACGCATGGCGAAGACCGTCAACATCAAGGGATGGAGGTTCAACGGAACGCCTATGATGACACATCAGAAGGACGCCTTCAGGATGGGGAGGTACTACCTCGACAAGGCACAACGATCTGCAGTTGACTCATGGGTAGGAAAGACCCACTGATGCAAGATCCAACCGGCCTTGAACCCTTCACACCAGTAACTATTCAGTCTACGTCCGCGACTGAACGTGCGGGCTTTCGCAAGTGTCGTCGCCAGTGGTTCCTCACGACGGTCCACCGTCTCGACTCGAACCAGGGCAATGTCAACTTCTTCCTCGGCAACATCTACCACGCCGCGCTCGCGGCGTACTACACCGCGCAGTACAACAACGAGGACATCGATGTCCGCGAGATCTTGGCGCTCGACACCTACCAAATGGAGTACGACTCGCAAGTTGAGACACTCGTTGCCGATCTTGGGTCCATGTGGACCTACATCGAGCCGACCTTCCGCGAGGCCGGTGTACTTGGCCTCGAGATGCTTCAGAACTATCTCGAACGTGAACGCCTTGAACCTCTGTTCGATGAAGTGATCGCCGTCGAGTTTCGGGTCAATGTCCCGATCACGAACATCGCTAGTGTCGAGGTTGGTATCCTTTCTGTCCAGGCTGATGTGGTTGGTCGGAAGAATGGAGAGCTCGCAGTCGCTGATCACAAGACGGCCTCGCGAGTCATGCCATCGAGTCATCTCGACATCGATGACCAACTCACCGCCGAGGTCTACTCGTGGTGGAAGTTCTCGGGCGAGTTCCCCGAGAAGGCGATCTACAATGTCTCCTACAAGAAGGCCGTTGGTCCGCCCGCTCAGATCAAGGGCTCGAAGGCCAAGCCCATCAAACTCTCAAAGGCGAAGGGCCAGGCAACGACAGCAGCCCTCTACCGGGCCGAGATCGAAGCTCTAGGCCTCGACATCGGAGACTATGTCGACATCCTCACGACGCTCGAGGAACGGGCTGGCTCCGAGGACGATATGCTCTTCCGTCGTGAGGCGGTGTTCCGTACTCCCGGTCAGATGGAGTCCTTCGAACGGGACCTTTACTACGAGTGGACAGACATGCAGATGGTGGCTGCCGAGCCCGAGCGAGCGTACCCGAACCCAACTTCGATGAACTGTTCGAACTGCCCGGTGCGAGCGATTTGCACCACGCTTCAGGACAACGGCGACGCCGAGTCCATCATCAAGGCTGGTTACACAATCGCTGATCCAAGACGTTGAAGTCATGGTAAGATGATTGACCCTGAAAGGAGAGTCGTGCCTAACATCAATTGGCCTGGCGTGATCGCCGTGGCGCTTATGGCGTTTGCAGCAATAGGCGTCATGGTTGTCTCATGGGCCATCGTGGACTTCGTCATCCGTCTCTTCGGATGGTAAGCGCCCGTAAGCCCGAGGACGCGAACTTCGCGAAGGTCCTCATCCATTCACCCGCGGGTCATGGTAAGACCCATCTACTTGGGACTGCGCAAGACGACGAGCGCACCTTCCCGATGGCCTTCCTGAACTTCGAAGGCGGCGAACAGACGTTGTCGGGACTCGACATCGACGTGTTCGACATCCGCGACTCGAAGGACTACGACGACGTGTACCGCGACCTCAAGTCGGGGAAGACGGGACACAAGTCCGTCGGCGTGGACTCCATCACGGAGACACAGATCAGTTCCTTGCTCGAGATCCTCGACAAGGACACCGTCAAGCGAGCTGATCCCGATCAGCTCGCCCAGCAGGATTGGGGCATCGTCCTGATCCGCATGCGCCGCATCGTCAGGCAGTATGTCAAGATGCTGCCGATGCACGTGTTCATGACGGCGCTTAGTAAGGATGACGTGGTTCCTCGCGTTGGTAGTGTCAAGGCTCCTCAAGTGCAGGGGTCCTTCGCAACGGAACTTCCCGGCATCCTAGATGTGGTGGCATACCTCGCGTTGGAGGAAGACAAGGAAGGCACAGTCGAGCGCCTTCTGCTTCTTCAGGGATACCCAAAGTTCTCGGTCAAAGCACGAACCCCGTGGGGTGTGCAAGTGCCGACAGAGATCGTTGATCCCACCATCACCAAGTTGCTCGACGCACTCGGTTTCTAGAAAGGACACCATGCCTACAATCGCAGTCAACCTCGGTGCCGTTGTCAGTTCCTTCTCGGATCTGCCCATCGGCTCTTACCTCGGCGAGATCGCCAAGATCAAGCTCCTCCCGCCGCGTCAGGCCGGGAAGTTCGCGCAGCTCATCGGATCACACCGGGCAGCGCCAGTCGCAGTTCCTCTCTCTGTCGCCGAACGCGATGGGCTTCGTGAAGGACTTCTTCGGGAAGTTCGGCCTCGGCGAGATCCCGGAGCTCGTCATCGATGATGACACCGAAGAGCTCACTGACCCGGACCTCTATGGCTCGAAGGTCATCTTCAAGGTCGCACAGGATGCCAAGGATGCCTCGCGCACCCGGGTCTCCCTTGTGTCCGTCGAAGAGTCCACGGTCGAGGAGGCCGCGGCTCCGATCCGTTCCACCGTCAAGGCTCCGAAGGCTGCTCCCGCGGCCGAGCCTGAGGAAGATCCAGCTGCCGCGAAGGCGGCGGCAAAGGCCGCTCGGATCGCCGCTGCGGAGGCTGCTCTCGCGGCCGCCGCTGAAGAGGACGATGAGGACGAGGAGGAAGCTCCTGCTCCCGTCGCTCCCGCCCGCACCGCAGCTCCGCGTCCCGCGGCCGCTGCAGCGCCAGCACGCCGGACGCTTCGCTAGCTTTTCCCTCCGTGGCCCGGGCGTAGGCACGACGCCCGGGCTACGTTCACATTGAGGTGATGTTATGAAGCTAGCGCTCGTCAACGACTCGTTGCGCGCTGGTCGCCGCTCAGATGCGGAGTACATCGAGAAGGTTCTCGATAGTGTCTCGACGATGACCGGTATCGCTATCGACATGAAAGAGTTCGGAGCGACACCACCACAGGCTGGCGGAGTGGTTGGGAACCTGACGCTCGTCCGCGCTGAGGCTCCCCGTCTTCTGGGTGAGCTCGCCGACTGGAAGCCAGATGCCGTAGTGAGCATGGGCAAGATGCCGCTCAACGCTCTCGGCGATGGGTCACTAAAGGTCCTCAAGAAAGAACATGGGCGCATGCGTTGGCTCGACCTTGGAGACTACCAAGTCCCGTGGACACCCGGCCCAGCTCCGATCTTCGTCGTGAAGCAGGGTGGCTCGGATCTACATAAGGACTTCGCCAACGTCATCTACAAAGCGGTGACTCAACCCGCCCCTCTTCCAGAGACTCCCATTGACTTGCATGTTGCGACGGATGCGGATAATCTCGCGAAGGCATTGGATCTTCTCGAAGGCGCGTCCGTCATCGGAGTAGACGTGGAGACCGGCGGTCTGAGCGCCTACAGCGCTGACCTCACCGCCGTTGGCTTTGGAGCGTACGGCGACGACTACGGCATCGCGGTCGTGGTTCCGAAGTGGCTCCTCTTTGATCATGACTGCATTGAGCTGATGTGGGACGCGACGTGGAGAAAGACCCGTCGCAGTGTCGGCCACAACTTCAAGTTCGATATGCAGTTCCTCGAGCGACTCATCGGGTGGGCGCCGGACGGAGCGTCCATCGGAGACACGCTGCTCCTCGCTCACTTGCTCGATGAACGTCCGACCAGGATGAACACGCGAGCCCGAGGGAGTGGACTCAAGGACCTTGTAGCGCAGCGATATGACCTCGACTACGGGTTCGACTTCACGACGGCGTATGACGCGCTGTCAAATGCCGAGGTCAACGACCTTCATGTCTACCTCGGGAAGGACGTTGTCTACACCGCAAGGCTCTGGCACGACATGGCCGCGGAGGCTGAGGCCGAGAGCCCGAACCTCATGAAGGCGCACGAGGCACTCCTCGCTCCCGCCGCTAAGGCTATCGCTCGCTGTGAACTCGCTGGCGCTCCTATCGACAAGCCGTGGGTCACCGACACGATGGCTACCATCGAGCGTCGGATCGACAGGCGCATGAAGGCTCTCGAGTCGGCCATCCAGCGACTGACTCTCACGCTTGTCGTGGACAACATCATGAGCCCGACACAGATCGCCGACGTGATGTATGACGAGTGGCAGATGACACCTGATATTCGTGGTCGTCGTCATAAGGCTCGTAGCACGGATAAGGATCACATCGACGCGGCGGTCGCAAAGTACATCAATGGTCCGAAGTTCCGTCAGGCTCGATGGCTTCGAGCGTTCGTCCAGCTTCGCAAGGACGTGAAAGTCCTGACCACCTACCAGAAGAGCATCCTCGACCGACTCGATGATGACGGTCGTGTGCGAGCTTCGTTCCTGCTCCACGGTACATCGACCGGGCGACTCTCCTCGCAAGGCCCGAACCTTCAGAACGTCCCCGCCGTCAAACGAACAGGCGCCGATATCGTCCGACCCATGCGGCGAGCGTTCGCTCCGCCTCCGGGCCGGATCTGGTGCGACGTGGACTACTCGCAGTTGGAGCTTCGTGTCGCGGCTGGTATCTCTGGCGACGAGGCGATGTCTGAGGTCTTCCGATCAGGCCGTGACGTGCATATGGAGATCGCAACAGCGATCTTCTCGAAGGACGCCTCGAAGATCTCGCCTGCCGAGCGGTTCATCGCGAAGTCAGTCTCGTTTGGCATCATCTACGGACGAACGGCGAAAGCCATCGCTGAAGGTGCCGAGATGGATTACGCCGAGGCTCACGGCATGGTACGGTGGACCGAAGAACAGGCCGAAGCCTTCGTGCAGAAGTTCCTGCGGAGTTACCCGCAGCTCGAAGAATGGATTGCGAGCCAGCACGCGAATGTTCTCATCGACCACTATGTCGAGAGTCCGTTCGGTCGCCGGCGACGCTTCGACCTCATCCCTGAAAGGGAAGTCGGAGCAGTGCAAAGACA